ATCGCCATGAATGGGTCACCGACCCCCGCCGGACTTTTGGTCCACACGGCTGTCTTTGCTGCCCTTTTCTATCTCCTTGCGCCCATGGTGTCTGGACTTGATGCCAAGGAATATCGCATGCTCATTGATGCCAAACTTGCCGATGCCAAGGATCGCAACGAGAACTTTGACGATGTTTTGATGACCCCTCTCAGGGTCGCTACTGCCGAAGAAGAGACTGAGGCTGTGAAGAAGGGCGAGTAAGCGTCTTCGGTGTTTTTGGTGTAAATTTAATAACATTTGGCTTCCTTTTGCGTTTGGCTTGAATCTTACCCAACTTAAGTGCTTTCATGGTTGGGTCATTTGTCTGCGCAGATGGTTGTGTTGTTATTACATTTAGAGCAAATAAGTGCACTCATCTTTCTATTATCATTCATTAAAATCTCCCCCTTCTTCTCCTTTCACCCTTCAACTTCCATTTTCTTATCGGTCCCTTATCTTTCTTTTTTATTATAGCCTTTGTATGTCTCTTTCTTAGTGGAGCTTCTATTGGTATTTCTTTGGGTGGGACGTAGCGCCTTGGTCGCTGCCGCGCAGTTCTAACAATTTTAGATAACAACTGGTCTGGCATCGATTTGCCTATACTTTTTCGGCACGCGAGATCCAAAACACACACAATGTCCCCGAAGGATGGCATCCTTACAATGAGTTGCGAATTTTATCGCAGTACCGATGTTTGAATTCTTCTTTGATGTGAACAATTCTACGATATTCTTCTGGGTCCACCAGTGCCTTCAACTGACGTGAAATGTTTGCATTTTCATCAATTTTAAAACAATAATGTTCACGCATGGCTTGGCACACCGGCCAGGTGGTCTTGCGCAAAAGTTGAACTTCCTGTTCGAGGTCACAGAGTCGCGGGAGAATGATTTCACGCAAGAGTTTCTGAACGTCTCTTACGTGGAATTCTTCGAAGTCCATTTCTAATCTAAACAAATAAATTATTGTTTAATACTATCACAGCCAAGGCGTTTTGGGAGATGGTTCAAGAAGAAGAGCGACTTAAACGCGAACGTGATCTCATCAATCTCCAGATTCGGGCGCTTCGTGCGCGGATGGCTGCGAACCAGAGGGCTCGGAAGGAAAGGAGGAAGGCATCAAGTTCAAGATCGTCGCTACGTCGTCGCGAGTCCCCTCTCCATAAATGAGAGCCATTCCCAAGTCTGTTCGATCGGCATCGGGGTAGATCTCGTCAACCATTTCCTTAATGTATTCAAAAAATGAACACTGGTAGTCAGTAAGTTCCTTATTCTCACCCCAACGCTGATAGTCGAGCCACGTTCTAAATTCATCTGGTTCGACCATGAGGTAGTGTCCGAATAGATATCCGGGGTTGAGTTCTTCCTCCGTTGGACGAGACCAGGTCTGTTGTGATCTGGTTCGTCCAAGGTGATATTTTGTCCATATTTGACATATGAGTAGTGCCCATAGTCGCTTGAACTCATCATTCATTACTAAGTTTGTAGTCTCATGAAATCTTTAACATATTCCACATACCCCATTTTTGAGATCTTTTTCATGTGAGACATCACCCACGCCATGGAACTTCCAGAATGTAGATCCAGAAGTTTCATGTGATTAAGCAAAGGTTTTGCAGCTTCAGTATACTGAAACCCTGTCTCGTCACCATGTGCAATAAGGTCGTCCCACAAATTGGCCTTGAACATCGCCTGATAGACGTCCAACAATAGGGCACGCGAACATTTGTCTGTGATATGGTCGAAACTCATTTCTGATTGGCTAGAGAGTTAAATCTTTAACACTCTTAGATGGAGATAGTCATATCTGTGACATTGATTACTGGTTTTTTAGCATTCTACGGATATTTCATCTATGTAGTAATTCGCGACACGTGCATATTCAACAAAGTTGAAGCGTTATAATCATTATCTAGGGGTTCAATTTTCCCTAACAAATGAGTATATTAGTTAGTTAGCAGCTTAGTTGCTGAAGGCGAGACCACCCATACCGCTCTGGATGCGGAGCACGTTGTAGTTCACGGCGAACATGTGCATGTTGGTGGTGACGGTACCGCCGCTCTTCTGCACAACCTCGACCTGCGCGTTATCAATGCGCGAGAAGTTGCAGGTACCCGTGGGCTGGTGCTCCTCGGGCTTGAGCGCGAAAGAGTACGAGTAGATACCCGGGTAGGGGTTCCCGCTGTGGTGGTAGAAGGGCTGCACCTGGTTGAAGTACTTACCAGACTGATCCTTGAACCGGTCCTGACCGTTGAGGATCAGCTTGAAGGTCGACAGAGGACCCACGGGGTTGCTGCCACCCGCGGCACCTTCCTCGCCAAGCCACTCGGAGCCGTTGACCAACATCCCGGGCCCACCAATAGTGCTGAGGGTTGCGATGGTGGCATTGCCAGATTCGCGCGTAATCTCGCCAGACGCCACAGTCGACACGTTAGACAGACGCTGATCGGTGGTATCCCACATGTCGTTGCTGGTCCCAGCGGTACCGGTCGAGGAGAAGCACCAGACAAGCTCCTTGACGGGGTGGTTGTAGGACAGACGCACCTGCTTGGTCCCGCTCGCGGACACGGTGTCCACACCAGTGTGCTGCACCTGCTCGATCAGGTACTCGTGGCCCTTCTGGGCGAACCGGCGGCGCTCCTCGGTATCCAGGTACACGTAGTTACCCCACACCTTGACGGAGTTGCTTCCGAAATAGTTAGCATAGGTTGCAGATAGGGTAATATCAAGTCGCACTTCATGGTATTGGAGAGCGATGAGAGGGAGGTAAAGCCCTGGGTTGCGGTTGAAGAAAAACACCAGAGGCAGGTACACCTTGTTTCCAATGGCAGTAGACGTAGCCATCTTCCCGTACTGGAGCTTCTTGGCCTCATCGAGGTAAAGCTCCGAATACAGGCGCCACCACTTCTGGTAGTGCTTATCGATGCGCTGACCACCGATGGTCAGCTCGATATCAGCGACGGCACGCTCGGCGACCCACTCGCTAGAAGAAGTAGTTCCATCAGCCGATGTGGTGTTGGCTGAGGTAACCAGAGTCGCGTTGGAGGTAAGCTCCAGGTACATCTCACCGATGAGATCACCATTGCGGGCAACCGTCACGGACAGACGTGCGGAGTTCGCGGCCGTACCGTTCACGACCTGCTCGATGTTCTCCATCGCGAAGTTGGTGTGGCGCTTGTACACCGCCTGGAAGAAGGTCACCTTAGGGCTTCCAGTCAAGTACACATCCTGCGCACCGTACGCTACGAGCTGCATAAGTCCACCCGCCATAGTTTGCTTTAGTACTAATAGGCAAGAAAATTTTTCAACCTCCTGATACACGCGCCCTTTTAAGAAAGAAAAAATATAGGTAACCAAAAATGACCGACAGTGAGCGCGAGGAGTCTGAAATGTCCGAGGTGTCCGATACCGAGATGCCCGACTTTTCACAGTTTCTCGAGGACGAAGATGAGACCGAGGATGTTGACCTGGGTGCCATCCTGGTGAACGCCCTGGAGACCATCGACGGCGACACAGTGTGTAGCACCCTGGTGGGGATCCGTCAGCAACTTGAGATACATAACAAGATCATGGTGAAAATTCTCAAGTCCCTTGGGGATTTAAAAAAATGAAGCCCAAGTAATATAGACAAATGACGTCAGAGGCAAAAGATCTCGTTCTTCGAATGCTAAATCATGCCCAAGACAAGTCAATGGAAGAACTCACAGCTCACATCACCGATATCAAGCAAGGACTTGATGACCTTCGAGGCAGTGATTTGAGAAGTCTAATCAAATACATCTTTAGTGTTGACATCAACGATAGTGGTTACCTGGACAATGTGGGTAACGATTTTCACAAGAAGATCCATGGCGTCTACACTCAGAGGATGGCAGGATTGAATGCCATCGAGACCAGGATCAAGAAAGATGCCCCAGAGATAGCCGATGAAGCCAGCATGGACATCAGGATCATCAAAAATCAGATTCAACAGGTCTACAAGTGGCTTGGGGCTACACACTCTCTGCAAGATTCCATGGAAAACCCATTGTCAGCCGACGGAGAAACCACGAAGACGATCGAGAACACCGAAGACCTTAATCCCTTTCAG